ATGAATGAATCAGAAAATTACCTGGATCAGTTATTAAATGCCGTCGATGGCAGATCTGATTTAAATGACAGTGATCCTGTAAATCCAGAAGAAATTGAGAGTAAAGAACAAATGCCACAGAAGAGTACAAGAGAGACAATTGATATTCCGGATTCCAATGATCTGTTTATGGATCAGTTTGAACAGGAACTCCGGAAAGATAATGATCCCGATGAATTTTTAAAACAGTTCGAGCAGGAATTAGACAGGGACGAAAGTTCACAGGGTGTGACAAAAGCAACACAGCCGATGCTTGATGATATTGACCAGATCATGGAGAGCGTGAATCAGGAAGCCGCAAATGATACAGCAGAGATGGAAACATCAGCAGTGGAGAAAACAGCAGAGCAGAAAGAGGATACTGCCGAAGTAAAAAATGATGAGGGTGCCAGTGAAGATGGAATTGATGATCTGGCAATCGATGATATCGGAATTGATGATTTTGGACTGGATGATCCGGAAACAGAAAACGAAAAAGCGGTATCGGATGAAGATGATGAATTAATGAAAATTCTGAGTGGAACAGGCGAAGATTCCGAAATACCGGAGGCAGACAATGCAAAAGCAGAAGTGCAGCCGGATGACGGGGGAAAAGAAGAAAAGAAGCCGAAGAAACAGGGATTTCTGGCAAAGCTGTCTAAATTACTGTTCGGTGATGATGAACCAGATGAGGAAGAAATTTCCGGAATGCAGGCTGAACCTGCAGTTACTGAGATGTCTATGGATGATATGGACATCTTAAAAGAGTTAGAAGGTTCTTCGGACGATGATAAGAAGGGCAAAAAAGAAAAAAAGAAAAAAGAGAAAAAGAAGAAAGAAAAAGCACCAAAGCAGCCGAAAGAGAAAAAAGTAAAACCAAAGAAAGAGAAGAAACCAAAGCCACCGGCAGAACCGGATAACACACCGCCGCTGCCAAAAGTGCCGGTGATCCTCGTTTTTGTGATGGCAGCATCCATTCTGGTACTTGTTCTGGCAGGCACACATTTACTTGGATATTCAAACAGTTTTGCAGATGCAGACCAGGCATTTGCAGAAGGAAGATATTCGGATGCTTTTCAGGCTGTGGCAGGGGAGAAAGTAAAGGAAAAAGACACGGATACCTATGAGAAATATCGTATTACAGCTATGGTTTCAGCAGAGTATGAAGCTTACGAGAGCATGATGGATGCAGAGGTTTACGATATGGCTCTGGATTCTCTGATCCGCACGGTGCAGCGATATGACAAGTATCTGCAGGATGCAGAGACTTATGGATGCAGGGGCGAGTTTGATAAGATTGAAAGTGCAGCAGAGACAGCATTACAGCAGGATTTTGGATTGACAGCAGAGGATGCAAGAACCATGTATGCACTGTCCAATAAAGAGACTTATTCCAGAGAAATTTATAAAGTATTAGAGAAGGCAGGCTTATCAGAGGTGACAGAATGATAGCAATCATTGATTATGATTGCGATTATCTTCTCAAACCTACTGAAAATATAGCATTATAAGGTGCATGGTGAAAAAATCTTCTGATTATACTAATTATTTACTAATTACAATGCCTTAAATGCATACCAAAATAAAAATCGAATAGAACAATAGGACATCTAAATAAGCACTTATCAGTTGTAGGAATATGATTGATGAGTGCTTATTTTAGTGCCTTAAAATCGAAAGACACACAAATACCCACTAATTGTCATAAAGTGCTTATATGAGCCACAGAGAGCGTCGGAGAACCTTTATATGACCTAAATAAGAAATACGCATTTCATTGGAATAAAAACTAAGCAAAGGAGGAACATCAATGTATGGAGTGATTACAAAATACTTCAACGACAGGGGATATGGGTTTATTCAAAGTATGACCAATGGAGAAACCTATTTTATTCACAAGAAAGATCTGAATGGTGAATATGTAAGAACAGGTAGCTTGGTCTACTTTTCACACTATAAATCAAAAAATAGAAAAAATAATGCAGTGATTCTCAATGTGATTGAAAATCCAGAGGATTAGCAGAAAGGATGGAATATGGCAAAACACATAAATAATATGGATGAATTAGAAAAGGCATTGCAGCCAACAATGCAGAAAATGGTTGATGGAATAGCAAATAGAGTATATGAGACATTGAATTTCTTTCTACAGAGATATTACGATTCATATGATCCGATTTATTATCGTAGACAATATGACTTCTTGAGGTCTGGGTTTAAGGTTGATGCAAGAATTGTCAGAGGTAAGGCGGTAGCATCGGTTTATATTGATGTGGATTATATGAGTAATTACTATGGTGTAACTGGTCAACAGGTCGCAACATGGGCGAATGAAGGTCTGCATGGTGGAAAGAATTTAGCATCTAATACACCTCATGTATGGGATGCAACAATGGCAAATACTGTAGACAACGGTGCATTGATAAGAGATGCAGTTGCCTATTTGAGAAGTCAAGGATTTACAGTTAGAATATAAGGAAGGAGAAAACAAATGATTCTATATAAAAAAGATGTAATAGACAAGCTATCTGAAAAGACAGGCTTATACAAAAAGGATATAAAAGCAATGCTTGTTGCATTGAATGAGTTGGTATATGAGGAAATGGATAATGATAATGCTATTATTCTGAATAATCTTTTGAAGATTGAGCCAGTAACAATACCGCCTAGAAATAGATATGATATTGTGCGTGATAAAGTGTATCAGCATAAGGCATATCAAGTTGTGAAGATTACACCGAGTAACAATCTTAGGGATAGATACAGAAAACAGAATACAGAAAACGAGGATGAATAATGGCACAAGTATTACATATCAAAGATGCTTATTTTGAGTTACCAGATAAGCACAATGATGATATAGGGTGCATGGTTACATTACTTGGTCTGCACCTACAACAGAATAAGGATATTGCTGATAGTGAGCAATATAAAATTGAATATGAAGTGATTGAGAATGTGGAAGAAAAAGGGGATATAATAAGAATGGAAGTTGATTCAATATTAACAGATAAAGAAGGTAATTCAATTATGGTTAAATCGGTACAACCAGAGTATATGTTAGATTCTATACTATAAAATGGGGAACGATTAATTGTCGTTCCCATTTTCAGTGTTATTGTTTGAATTTGATGTTGGTTTGAAATTGAAAGTTTCAGTTATATATTCTGGTTGTGGTGTTGAAACTGAAATTGACTCTCCGTTATTATTAGTTAAATTAATATCGGTATTCATTTTGATAATATCATCATCTGACATTGATCTCGCCTCCTTGAATGTGTATTTGCTGTACGCTTGCTTGAACATGTTTTGATTCATAATAATTAATAGAAACATTGATTGCAAATGTAATAAATGCAACTAAAAAGGTTGCCATTATTAAACGAATAAGATAATAGTGCTTTTTATTTTTTATTACATTAAGTTCACGATTTTTAATTGCATCGTTGATAAATCTTTCTGCCATTTTTTGTTCAAGTAATTTATTGGCTTGCTCACGTTGCTCTGGTTTGACAGAATTCAAAACATTAGTATTTTGAATCGCAATAGCTTTTATAGGAAAAGTTGGTCTGTCATAGCCAGAATAAGTTTTGAAAAACATAAAAATACAAACAATAAACATAACAGTATTTAGTATACAAAATATAAAATATATGCATGTATACCAACATGAATTGTAATCTTTGATTTGAGTCCAAAGATATATTAATGCACTACCAAGAACTGTTAAAAACGTAATGCAGGTTGTTATTTTATTATTTAATCTATCATTGAATTCAATTTCTTTATAATACAAATCTTTGTATTCTTCTAAAAGGTTAATAATATATCACCACATTTCTTCTGTATACAAATAATTATAATCAATAAATTATCAAATGTACAGACAGAACGTAAGTTTTGAAGTAATCGGCAGACATACATCGATTTAAAATAAAATGAATGGATATTTCCCAACAGGCAGGAAGTAAAAGAAAGCCTGTATCAGAGATCAAGAATATCTATAGTGCGATTCTGCACATTTTCCAATAAGAAAAATTGAATAAATTTGACTGCTGCATATAGCAGTTTATTAGGGTGCGTCGTTTATGTTGCACCCATTCTTGACCTTCTGATTCGATAAAAAGGAGGAAAATGATTAGTGACAATAAGATTAAATGTATGTATTTCAATAAACGATTCAATGAGAAACCACAAGGAAAACAATGTGGATGGGTGCAGAAAAGTTTAATTGAGACAGAAATTGCAATAGAAGATTTGGCAGATGCTTTATGTCATGGAGCATCATTTAAGCCAGGAGTTTTAGTTGGCGGTATGAAAGCTGATAACTGGACACAGCAACAGTTATTTGGCTTGGATTTTGATAATGGAATGTGCATAGAAGAAGCATATAACAAGGTCATTTCTCTTGGAATTGTACCATGTTTTATGTACACCACATTTTCACACAAGGAAGAACATCATAAATTCCGCATGATATTCTGCAATGATACAGTTATTACAGATGGCAGTATCAGAGATAAATTACAAGCTACACTTATGGGGGCGGTGGGTGGAATTGATGAGGTATGTTTCAATAGAGATAGATTGTTTTTCGGTGGCAAGGGGAATGAGATATTATATCCATCTTATGACAGTAGAATCAATGCAGAATCAGTTATTGATAAATACTGGAAAGATGTATATGAGCAATATATATCAAATGCACAGCCAAAATCAAAGAATAAGCCTGCTGCAAAAAAGGAAAAAGCTGATACAGAGGTAAAACCTGTATATGAAAACTTAAATGTCAAAGCAATTAAGGATCATGATGTTGAATATCTGCGTACAGCATTAGCGCATGAACCGATTGAATTTGATACAAAAAATGAATTTTGGGATTATATCTATTCAGAACTGGATATTGCAGAGCTGATAGATATTGATAATCCGAGGTCTTTTTGCTGTATTCTGCATGAAGATCATAACCCTTCTGCAAACATCTTTATTACGAAAAATGGAGTTCAAAAGTATAGATGTTGTACTGAAAATCTTACTCTTAACATAAAACAGTTGATTGAAATGTTAGGAGATTTCAAGTCTGAATTTAAAGCAATTCAATTCATAATGGATATTTATAATCTGTCCATAAAGGAATCACAATGGAGCATTGAACAGCGTGAAAACATAGACATGATGATAAGTAATATCACTCTGAATAAATTTCAAGAACTATGTCCACAGGCTGACAAAAATATCAAATATGCAAAGGACACATTTCTTATGATGCTGTCTATTGCACGAAACAATATTTATAGCGAGAAGTTTTCCAATGACGATGGAGAAATAATCTTTTATGTTACTAATAAAAAGTTGGCTGAATACATGGGAAAAGGTAATAGCCAGAAGAAGATTGACAAGATCAATAAGTATGTGAAAATGCTTATCTATCACGATTTAATACGAATATTAGATAATGACCAGATACCAAAGGAATTATTGAAAAATGCATTAAAATATACGAATGGCAATAAGAATCGTGTCAATTTCTATGCTATTCCATCATGGGTAGTACAACAGTTGAAAACAATAGAAGATAATGGAATCCGTTGGAAAGATAAAGGTTATAGAATTGGTGGTGTATCGTTTGATATGTTCTATCGGTCTGAAGGTTTTGAGGTAGCCGCCTCATTATATCCCCAGTATAAGAAAAAGAAAAATGAATATGGTGAGATTGTAAACAGAACTACCACAAAGGCTAGTGATGAGCGTACATTGAAGATTTCAGAAGTGATTCTACATTGTATTCAAAGAAAAGGATATTGTACCGAGAAAGAGGTTGTTTATATTCTTGGTAATGAGTATAGATACGAAGTCACAGAGACACAGATCAAGCGTTGTTTAAATGAGATTATGGATTGTTATGGATTGAAGAAAGTCAAAGCTAATAAGGTATTAAAGGAGCAATTTGATATAAAATCAGACGGTTATCCCTACATAATAATTGAAGATGAAATGTAAGGGTAGGTAAAAGGGTAGGGTTGCAACTAAGATATATATATGTTACTACCCACCCCTTTTACCCCTATTCGATAGATGATATTGCAAAAAGAAAAAGGAGAAAAAAGGAATTATGGCTTATATAAAGGTCAAAGATAGAAGAAGATTTGAACGAAAAGAGTTCAGAGATTACATAAAGTTATCAGATGATAAAGTGCTTGACACAAAAAAGAATAATATAGATTTACTTGGTGATGATGAAATATTTGTACAGTTGGAAGATACACAACATTATTGGATCTCAAATCACGGCAGACTTACGAACAATATGAGGAAAGATAAGACATTCTTTTTCCATAAAATGGATAGCGGTGATCCAAAAAGAAGTGTTCATTGGACGATTGTAACATATGATATTGACGGAACTGCTTTACATGAAGAAACAAGTCCAGAAATTCTTGTAGCAAAGTATTTCTTAATCAAACCGACAGGATGTAATAAAATATGGCACATAGACGAAAATATGAATAACAACTATTATAAGAATCTGATTTATGTATCTGCGGAAGAGTATGAGTTGTTGAGAAAGCACGTTAAAACAGTTACAGAGCTTGGAAGAGAGCAGGAATATTACGATTATAATACTGTAAAAGGCAATCCAGCTTATAAAATTTATGAGGGTATTTATGCAAGGTGTTATGGTGGTAGTTCATTATTGGTGAATCAATGCTACGATGATGCTTATATGTGTGACGATTGGAAGAATAGCAGAGATTCTTTTGCTGAATGGTATTCTGCTAACTATTATGAGTGTGACGGAGAACGCATGGCAGTTGATAAGGATTTATTATGTCGTGGCAATAAAGAATATGCAGCAGATAAGTGTTGTATATTGCCGGAGACTATCAATTCTGCCTTGGCAAGTGCTACAAAGAGAAGAAGCCGTTATAAATCAGCAAAGGTTTATGCTATCGGTGTTGATTATGACAAAGGAAGAAATAAGTTCTATGCAAGGATTACACCATTCGGGCATGATAAACAAGTTAAGCTGCATTATTGGGACACAGAGGAAGAAGCATTTCAAGAATACAAGCTATTCAAGGAATCAGAGATTAGGACATTGGCATTGAGATATAGGGATAGGATACCAGACAGGCTATTTGACGCATTGATTAAATATGAGGTGCGTCCTTATAGTCCATATGAGAGTTAGCAGTTGGTTTAAACCAATGGTTTTTATGTAGGGCATATTGGATATTGATTTATCTGATATGCTCTATTTTTTTATCTTTTTGGTTTTTGAAATAGAAATGTGATAAAATAAAGATACCATAGATGTGTATCGGAAGGAGAAGAAAAAAATGCTTTCAAAGGAAATTTATAATCGAGTATTGAATTACTATGACGAATATAAAAAAGAATATAATAAGAAAAATTTAATCGGAATTATACCATATGAATGTGACGATGATACAATTCTTGCGTATACAAGTAATGAAGAGTTAATGGATTGTATAAAAAATGGATTGGATATAACATTATATGTAAGTCCTAAATTTATGCTTTGTTCAGAACAGTATGTTAAAGCTGTATTGTTTCATGAGTTTACACATATTAGTGATGCATATAACTTTGTTGAATATGATAATTCTAATTTTTTAATGAGTACATTTTCTGAGTATAATGCCACAAGAATAGAGATTATGGAAAGATGTAAAAATAAATCTATTACATTAGATGAGATTATTTGCGGAGAAAACGGTAGTATAACATTAAAAGAAGAAATCGAAGATAAAATAGACACAATTATAATGATTTTAAAAATTTCAAAAGAGAATACAAAAAATGAAAATGAAGGCTATTTGTTCAAAAATCTGATAAAAAATTATTCATATGTATTTGCATATCTTTCATTTTTTGAGGATACGGAACGGGAATATTTTCAAAATTGTTTTGCTCGAATAGAAAAGTATGAACAGTTAGGGATAGGAAAAAGAATATACAATAATGTAAAATCTTTAGATATTATATTAAATAATCCAGAAATTATAATATTGGATGTAGTTAAATTATATCAAATGTGTTTTGACTGATGACAATAGCGAGAATGAAAAAATAAATTTCCATAAAATGATAAGCAGGGGCATTGTAATTATGAGAAATGAAAAAAGATTTTAAATAACGTGGAATAGGAGTGATTTTATATGACACAACCAGTAATAAGAGAAACAATTGTTGATGAAGTATTACTTACTAGAGCAGAAGCGATAGTAGATAAGTTTCCTTCAGTCACAGGAAATTTTAACTATGATATAGAAAAGTATAGAGAAAATAGTAAGGTACTGAATGAATTATTATATCAGCGTAATTTACCGAATAGTTCAGAGGACATTGATAAAAGTAAGTATATGTGTGGAGAGACTTTTTTGGTTGTTAGATTGAATCCAAGAGTTGAAAAAGTATTGAATGAATTGATTAAGCTGCAATCGTGTTATTTGGATCAGATATTAGGAAAATAATATGTGTCGGACGCACTAAAGAGATTGAAAAATACAACATCTTTATAATGGCTGGTCTGTATCAGATGGAATATATTGAGCAACATCTTCTAACCGACAATCCAATATGCGACATAAATCATTTAATGTTGTAGTATTCATGGGCTTGTTTTTTCGGAGTTTGTCAATGATAGCACTTGATATATGATGTTTATTTATTAATGAATAAGTAGTCTCATCTGATTTATTCAGTGTTTCCCAAAACGGACTATAGTCTATCATGTGTTTCCTCCATACATTTATATTATGTATGGTAGAAGCTAGTCTTATACTTGACCATAGTCAGAAAAATGACTATAATTTAAGTGAAAAGGAGGAGTTTCTATGGGTAATAAACTAAAGAGAACAATAATAGAGGCATTATGCAAGCTTGTTTTTGGTGGGCTGTGGTGCAAAACAAACAGAGTCAATTGATGAAAAATCGGAGACTTATGAGAAGCAAGACAATTAAGATAAGACTTCAGAAAATAAAAATACTGAGGACAAAAAAAGTAGAAATACGAGAGAACACAGACTTTAGGCAAGTTGTATGGGGAGATGATAAAGACCTGGTTGTGAAATATGAGGGCGATGATTATCAAGATCAGGATGATACATACTTATATGAACGAGTTGTGGCTGGATATAATGCCTATGTTTTTTTCATTTGAAGACGATGGTAGATTGCATTCAGGAGGCTAACTGATACATATAGTGGTGGTACACAATATATAACCCAATACAATATAATAAAAACATCATTAACGGAGAAATATGGAACACCATATGAGGATGAAATTTTACCATTAGAAGATCAAGATTTAGTCGATATGGCAGGAGAGAGTAAAGCATTAGAATATGGTTATGTGGCATATAGAACTAGATGGACAACAGATAATTCAGATATAATTCTTGGAATGATTTCCAAAAATTATGATCCAGCAATAATTATTAAGTATGATGATGTAAATTATACATTTAATGCAAATACGGATGGCTTATAAAAGAGAGCAAAACGGAGGAAGTAGGAATGAAAAAATTTTTATTATTCATTTTAATACAGGTTATGGTTATATCTTTTGTTGGATGTGGAAGTAGTGATAATAACGAAGCTATTCTAAATTATGTTAAAAGTGAAGTTGCAAATAACTTGAAGAAACCAGATACTGCTACATTTTGCGATGATGAAGAATTTATAATAAAAGAATTAGAGTCTGGGAAATTTTATGTAACAGGATATTGTGAAGGCGAAAATAGCTATGGAGCTATGGTGGGAAATGGATTTAATATAATAGTTTCTGAAGATGATACTGGTGAATATAGCAGTACAGATGTTTCCTTTTTCTCAGCAAATGAATGGAAAACAAAACGTGATTTAGAAAATGCTAGAATGGAAAAGGAAAATAATGGAGAAGAACTTTTAACAGGAGATAAGCTTGATAGTCAATTGCGGTCTCAAGATTATTATATAGATTCAACAAAAATAGAGAGAGAAGAAGATTTATATTTAGCTACAGGAGATATGATAGAAGCTGTTATAAAAAATAATTCTGATAAGACCATAAAAAATGCTATTGTTGCATTTGTTGGATGGGATGTTAATGGATATCCAGTAAGAATAAAGGGAACAGTTGATATAACAGATGGTTCATACACAAAAGAAGTATCATATAGCGGAATAAATCTTGAACCAGATAAAACATATGGTGAAGATAGCGGATATGAGATAGAAGAATCCTTAAATATTAAAACAATAAAAGCTATTGTCGTATCTGTCGAAACGAGTAATGGGGATAAATGGGAAAATCCTTATTATGTTGATTTTGTAGAAGCATATGAAAATAAAAAAATAAACTAAGATATATGTAGATATGGCATTGCATAGTCTTCACCTTACATAGAAGAGTATGCATAGGAAAGCTGGTGACATATGAAAGCAAGTGTACAATAAATGCAAGGTGTATCAGCATACATAGAAACACATTATGAAGCATTGGCATATTGCCGACAGGAAAAGAAAGTATGTCATTATAGATAGTATGGGAAATGTGCTAATTCAAAATCAATACAATGTGATAAAGTGTGCATAGGATATACAAAATGTGCCGATTTTATTTCAGATGCGAGATATAATGAAAAACTTGCTAAAGCATCCAGAACGGCAGCAAAGAAAAATCAGCATAAGAAAACGCAAAATTTTGTAGATTCAAAGCCTGCAAAAAGTAAAAATAAAGTACAGAAAAAAGTTGTTGAGAAAAAGTTACCAGATAATGCGCTGGGGAATGATCCAAAATTAAAAGCTATATTTGAACAATTTAAGAGCCAATAATTGCACCTATGTTCATATGTTAGGTACTTAAATTACTGTGGTTTAAGTGTACCCCTCCCTGTATTATATGCTATTATCCTTTGTGAAAATAAGTGATTTTTAGGGCAAATCGGCTTTGTAATTGTGTAGGCGAACAAGGTTATCTATGATGGATTTTGAAGCGGATTTGGTGCGATTTCTATTGATTTTCTCTAAGGATATGGGGTAAGTTCTCCGTGGGGAACTGGGGAAGAATGAATCGGAATTTCAGATTCCGAAAAAGCGGTTAGTCCACAGTGGTACAGCGCAATTTTGCGCTGTTATCTGAAACAGATAGTGTTGGTTTAGAGATGTTTCATATTTGCAATAGTTGAAGGAAACTAAATTTCGTTCCCCATGAGATACCGCCAGAAGTGGCGAAAACTTTAAACGCCTTGTGTTCAAATGGACACACCTTGAAGAATAAAAATCTTTCGCATACAAGTGTGCGAAAAATTTTATCTTCTAAGTGGAACAGTTTCACTTAGGGGAATTTTCCCTTTAGGTGGGAATAGAAGTGTTGTAAATCCCACTTCCGTAATAGAGGTTTTATAAATAATACTTCCGTTCATTTCAAAGCGACAGATTTTAGGATTGAAAATATCGTAGGGGTAAATTTTTCAAGTCCGTGTCGAGAACAACCAACTACAGGGCGGCATAGAAAAACAATTCCCTTTTTTAGTTTTTGCTATCCTGGACTACACAATACCTACTAAACCAGTAGGATATAATGACATTAAAAAATATCAATAGAGCATACAAAAATAGGGTGTAACTTTATCGGTTACACCCTTGTGTTATAATTATATTATGTTATTGCTTTATTCTTCTAAATCTGTCAAGTGTGGCAAGTCTGAAATAATATCATTGTAACTTTTTCCGTTTGGATTGTCTAACTGTTTCCCAATGTCTCCGAGTTCAAAACAAATATAGTCGTACTTATCATAGTACCAACCGCATACATCATCAAGTGATATATAATTATCGGGGATAACTTCAACCTCTTTTGTAATAGTCTTTGTGACTGTTTCCGTTTTTACTTGTGTAGTTCCTGCAATGTAAGAGCATACCGACATAATAACGATAGTTGCAATAGTTCCGATTGTTTTAATTGATTTCTTCATAATGTTTTTATCTCCTTTTCTTTGTGGTAGGGTGTAGGCTTGTTATTGTCTACACCCTTATTTTTTACGCTTCTTTTAATCTCTTTGTTGCTTCTGTCTGTACTTCTGTACTTCCGTAATAGTTCCGTATATCGTCCATAGATAATTTTTTGTGGCTTCTTTTTCTGAATGATTCTGTATGAAAATACCACTTCTTTTTTTCTCTTGCCCACTTGAACCCTAAAGCCTTTAAAATGTCTTTGTGTTCGTATGTGTTGCCGTCTACCCATATCCAACAACCTACAATTTCAATATTGATATTTTCCATTGTAACAATACTTTGTAAAACTTCCCTTAACTTTTCATCTTCTGAAAAATCATATTTCATATTATTATAATCTGTTTTGTCATCGGTGTCGCTTGCTTGCTCTGTCTTGTGTTCGTGTCTGTCTTTTAACACTTTGAAAAGGTTGTCATATTCAGCATTGACTTCTTGCGTTGCTTCTGTAGATCCGTTTGGGTTGTCTGGATGGTACTTCTTTAATAGTTCTTTATATTGTTTTCTTAATTCTTCCAGTGTTTCTACATTCTTAAAATATTTCATATAGAAAAACCTCCTTTAAAAAATTAATAATGTTTTGTTGTTGTCTTGATTATAATATGGGTACATATAAAAAGTCGATAAATATGTACCCATAAAAATATACAAAAATATGTACCCATATTTGTGCAATTTGTATATTGATATGTACCCATATTAGTGATAATATGTACCCATACCGATGAGGTACACAACAAAACAATATCATTTTAAGGAGGTAGTCATTATGTGTATGACAGTTAAAGAAATGAATGAAGCAATGAAGCAGATTCAAGAGTGGAAAAGAATCAAAGAAGAAGCAGAGGACAACATCACAACTTTAAATTTAAAGGTTATGGAGTTTCTTAATGAAACAGAAGAATGTGAAGCAGTTGATGACAAGGGCAAACCAATCCGTAGATTTATCGGTAACATTTTCAAAGCTACTCTTTCAAGTGTTGAGCGTGAAACAGTCAACAAAGATGAAGTAAAGAAATTACTTAGTAAAGATGATTATGCAAAGGTTAGTAAAGTTAGTATGTATCAGTCTTTAAGAATCAACTAACAACAAGCAATCTGCAGGGCAAGGGTGGAAAAATCCACCCGATACCCTAAAGAATAGGAGTGATTGACAATGAAAAAATATATTACCTATGAAGTGCCATTACAAGGAAGAATTTTCACAGAAAAACAGATGTATGAAGTATATAGAGATATGGCAGACAAGAAAGAATATCCAGGCTTTGAATGTTGGTTTACAGATATGTTAAAAAGCGGAGTATTTGAGGAGGTGCAAGCATGAAAACACAGACAATTCAATTTGCAACAGTTACCAAAAACGGAGTAGTCCAGAAAGTCGGCAAAAGTACCATATTACAGCCTAAAACCAACTTCAAAGGCGGTTCTATCAAGTGGTATGAGGATAAGAAGAAAGCGGACAAGTAGCACAACGAGGCAAGCGGTCAAGCCGTGGGATTCAATTCTAACTTGCCTATCGGCAGTAATGCCACATTATAACAAGAAAGAAGGTGAGACAATGACAAGTGCAGATTTAACAGTATTAGAGCCATATTGTAAAGATAATATGCGACTGCTGAAAAAGTTATCAAAGTCAATCTTTTTGAGGCTTAACGAGCCATTGACAGAAGCAGACTATGACGATTTTTACAGCATTGCAAATATGACATTGTGGCAGTGTTACAACTCTTATAGCACCGATAAAGGGGCAAGTTTTAATACTTTTCTTTGTGATTGCTTAAAGAAAAAATTTAAGACAGAGATAAGAGACAGACACAGAGAAAAACGAGTTATCAATCAGTTTACAACCTCATTAGATGCAACTAATGACAGCGAGGAAGAATGTAGCTTACTGGATTTAATAGCATCCGATTTTGACACATTCGAGGAAGTAATCAAAAACAACAACGAACAATTTCAAGACAAGGTACAACAGTACATTTCAAAACTTTCTAATCAGCAGGTAAATATATTAAACCTTTTGATTGATGGGTACACACCTAAAGACATACAGCAGATTTTAGAAATTTCATCAACTGAATATGCTGAAAATATGAAGATTATGAGAAGTTTTGAAAATGTAAAGATTTTATTTTAGGAGGTAATCACTATGAAGAATATCAGAAAGCAGACATACACATTAGAGCAGTATTTAAAGGACATGAAGGCAGAAAAAATCAGAACAGACCAGGAATGTCAGAGATTATCAGGACAATGGAATCCAAACATGGTAAATGAACTGATTGCATCGGTTCTGACAGATGATTATATCCCACCTATTATTTTAGGTGAGGAAACAACATCAAACGGAATTACAAGACAATGGATAATTGACGGATTGCAGAGAAGTAGCACATTATCATTATTCAGATATGGAAACGCAAAAATTACAAAGAATCTTGATGAATATATGGTTACTTATCAGACAAAGGCAACCGATGAAGATGGAAATATAAAGCGAGACGAGCAGGGCGAAATCGTATGGGAGAATGTAGATTTTGACATTCGTAACAAGACATACGAGCAGTTACCAGAAGAATTGAAAGAGGTATTCAATGGCTATCAGTTAGAGGTTGTAATTCATCAAAATTGCGACACAACGCAAATTTCAAAACTGGTACGCAAACTGAATAACTGCAAGCCGATGAATCAAGCCCAACGTGCTTTTACATATATTGATGCGTTTGCAAGAGAGATAAGGGAAATTGCGGAAAACAGATTTTTCAAAGATATGTACTCTTGCAATAACAAAGACAGAATAAACGGAACTTTTGAAAGAGCCATCGGAGATATGGTTATCTTATCTGAATACCCTAATCAGTACAGAAAAGATACAAAGATAGGCTTCAAGTGGTTAAACGAAAATGCAACCATTCTTGATTTTGAAAATCTTGATGATTTACTCACAAGGTTAGTAGAATCAACGGAAATCACAAGCGAAATAAGGGAATTGTTCAACAGAAAGAGTGCATATATCTTTGTGGCAGCATTCAAGGCATTTACAAAGTTAGGAAGGGAAGATAAAGAATTTGGGGAGTTCTTACATTGGTTAATTGCAGAAGGTAAAAATACAGAAATCAACGGAAAGACATGGGTTGAATTAGATGTAGACCGTTCTACAAGGGATAGTAATGTAGTACACGGAAAACTTGATTATCTTACAACACTTATCAATCAGTATTTTACAGAAATTAAGAAAGTGGCATAAGGCAAAAGGGGAGGGTAAACCTCCCCGATATAAGAGAAATTGAGGTAAAGCATATGAATACAATATCAGATATTTTGATGGATATAGACAGAGGTTGCCTTGCTAATAATATGATTGAGGATTGCTTCACATACAGAATTGTATATTTTGTCAATGAGGGAAACAACGGAAAGAAATATTATCTTGACAGCTCATATAGAGATTTACGGAAATCATTGGAAAGTATTATCAGAGGGAATTTAACCTTGACAAATAATGTTGTTATAGCAGAGACAACAGTATTAAAAAGAGGGAAATGTACTTGCTTACAGAGTAGGTCATATTCATTCAATTTAGAAGAGTATTTCAAGCGGATCAAGGGAGAATGTAACAGTAACAGAAATAATCAGTATTGCAGATATGCAGGATAAACGGAAGGCAGGATATACATATATGTTTAATTTTAGAATAATTACAACAGCAGACGGAAACCAGATTATAGATAGAAACTTAAAAACTCCATATGAGGCACTTACACCAACGCAAATGGTGGAATACATGGAAATGGATAACAGCCTTGCTTTTATGGATAGGATAGAACGCAAGGCAAGAGAGAAAGCGGAGCACATGATGAGAGTTGCAAGAAATCCATTTTACAGATTGGCTTGTATGGTAGGCTTGATGTAAAAAGGAAACTATACAGGATGGGACAGTCTGAAATATGGCTGTCCTTAACAGAAAAGAGGTTGATTATATGGCTTATGTACTTACAAATGGAAATTATTACATAACAGTTACAGACACAGGAAAGACAACAAAAACGAATAATATAGATGAAGCAAAGATATTTGCAACTATTGGTAAAGCACAAGAAAAAATCAAGAAAGCACCAGCAAAAACGAGAAATTATTATATTGAGGATATAGATACGAATGTAAAAATACAATGTAATGCAGATGGAAAAATCAAGCGAAAAAGATATTCTGATAATGTAAAGAAATTGCTTTATATGAATGCAAATGGAAAATGTGCTTTATGTGGTAGGAAGTTGTTATTTGAAGATATAACGATTGACCATAAAATTCCTTTGGCTTGTGGCGGTGCTGATTCTGTGGAAAATTTACAAATTTGTTGTCTGGAAGATAACCAGTTCAAAGGTTCAATAATGCCTGATGAATTTATGGAACGGATAACGGAAATATTCTTATATCAAATGGATCAGAAAGAAGGCAAGCGGTTATTATGGAAGATTGTGCATAAAATATTAAATAAGATGATATAAGCAAAAGAGTGCTGATTTTTGACACTCTTTATGTACCCATAGATTTTTATTGAAAAAACGGGGGAGGTGTTGTATACTTATTATGAAGAAGTATATAGAAACGGAGGGTTACATTGTGGCTTCTGCGACTGATAAACAAAAAGATAGTTTAAAAGAATATATGAAGAAAATTAAAGATATAAAATTAAGAGTTCCAGAGGAATATCTACAACCAATTAAGGATCATGCAAAATCAAAAGGAATGAGTGTTAATCAATTAGTAATCTCATTGCTTGAAAAGGATATGGGGATAGATATTGTTACAGTAAGGGAACAAAACAAGCAAAATAAGGAAAATGAGGATGAATAATACCATAAAAAGAAACGACGATTTCATCCGAAAATTTAAAGGAGGTATGACCTATGACAGCATTAAGACAGAGTGCAATAATGGAACTGGAAAAGATACCAGAAGATAAGTTATCCTTTGTAATTCAGATTATGCAGGGTGTAAATGGATTATACAATGATTCTAATAAGGAAAGGAAAGAAGCCTTTGCAAGATTAGAACAGTTACGTAAAAAGGGAACTGTTACCGATGATGATGCAGAATTAGCTTCTTACAGGGAAGATAAATATGGTAGGTAAAATTCTGATTGATACCAATGTATTACTTGATTATCTTCTTGGAAGAGAACCCTTCTTTGAGGATGCAAAAAAGGTAATCCTGTCGTGCACTGAAGGAAATACAAAAGGTTGTATTGCAGCTCATTCTATTTCTAATATGTTCTTTATATTAAGGAAAGATTATACTGTAAAGGAAAGAAGAGAAATATTATCAAACCTATGCACGATTTTTGATGTAGAGGGTATAGATAAAGCAAAATTATTATCTGGTCTTGCAAATGAAGAATTTTCTGATTTCGAGGATTGTTTACAAATGGAATGTGCAAAGAGTTATGGTGCAGAATATATTGTGACAAGAAATGTATCGGATTATTCAGTATCAGACATAAAGGCAATTCTGCCAAGTGAATACTTAGGACTATAATAAACAAAGCACCAACGGAAAGAGATTTATCTTTCAGAAGGTGCTTATTTTAATCCTGCTGCTTGTTATGAATTTTATCAACAGCCTTTTCTAATTCTATTGTTTGCCATTGTTTGCGGATGATCTGACTTTGTAATTCTGATAATCTTTTATTTGTGTAGCGTTCCATCCATTTCATAAAAGAAGAGGGTATGTGCTTTTCTGGTATCTTTTGAATGATAGCGAATATCAAATCTTCTAAGCGGTCATAAATCTTATGTAACAAGTCTTTGAAGCGATTCGGCTTCTGTATCTCAATATTTATGTGAATCAACTCCTTCCATATATAGTATAGCGGTAAAAATGCAATGCTACAAGTGAAAATGAAAACTGTCTATAAAGGTGTCATTTTACGGAGAATACTTATTATGTAAGGAAATGTATTTGTAAAGGTGTCAATTCTATTTACAGATATATCCGAAAAGTGACAAGTGTTTTACGAACAGAAAGGACAGTAATATGAAAAATGAAGTATGGGGATATGCAAGAGTTTCTACAAAAGAACAGAATCTTGCACGACAAATTGAACAGTTAAAAGAGTTTGGAATATCTGAGAGAAATATTAAGTGTGACAAAATAAGCGGAAAGACATTTAATCGAATGGAATACAACGCATTAGTTGGAACAGAAACAACAGCACCAACTTTAAGAGAGGGAGATTTGCTTGTTATTGTCAGTCTTGATAGGTTGGGTAGAAACTATACGGAAATCAAGGAACAGTGGAACTATATTATCAATGTTATTGGAGCAGATATTGTTGTGTTGGATATGCCATTACTCGACACAAGGCAATCTGGTGATAATCTTGATAAAAGATTTATTGCTGACCTGGTATTACAGATTTTGTCTTATGTGGCACAAAAGGAACTTGAAAACACAAGACGTAGACAAAAACAGGGAATGGATGTTATGCCAGTAATCAATGGAAAGAAAACTTCTTTAAAGACAGGCAGACCAACAGGCAGACCAAACGCACAGTTTCCCGATAATTGGAAAGATTACTATGAAAAATGGAGACTAGGAGAAATGACAGCAACAAAGTGTATGGAAATACTGAATTTGAAAAGGTCAACATTTTATAAGCTGGTTAAGATTTATGAAAAGGATCTGTGAATTTAATAGAAGGATGTAGAAATATAGAGAAACATTATATGAAGCATTTACCAAAGATGGGAGGCATAGACAGATGAAAAGACAAGTAGCATATAAGCAAGGATATAAAATTGTTATCTGTGGAAAATTTTATGAGGTGGCAGATACAAAGAGGATTTTACATTATGGAAATCTATCTCATATACCGACAGTACAAGAGGTATGGAATAAAACAATAGGAATACAGTTAGCAGAAGAGAATTATAAAGTACATAGTAATAACGCATATAGCAGATTGAGAGGAAAAGCCATTGGAGCATAAAGAATCAAATAATCATAAGTGTATCAGATTTGTTATATCTCTGATTATACTTTGCGGTTTATTTTATTTATCGTGGAGGTGGAAATTATAATGGATGGAATTTTTGAAAGTCAGGCTTTTTGTAATGGAGTTGCTGTAGGAATCAACCTTTATCAGCAAAAGGTTATTATGGCACATGAGAATAATGAAGCTATTAAGATTAATGGAGAATTATATTATATCCAAAGCGGAAAGGAACGATTGCAGGAAATGATTGATAAAATGTGTAAATAGCTTATCGTACACTATATCGTGTACAACAAAAATGCTTGATTTTCCTATACTTATTTGTTTAGGAAGTACGATAGCCCACTAAATTGGTAGGGATTAAATTAAATCGAGAATCATTCCTATATAGTAGGTAATATTGAAAATGCGTACACTAATAAGTGTATTAACTTACGACATTAATAAACCATACTATATAGGGCATAAATAGGGAATTAAGCCGAAAAATGGCTTATCGTATATGGAAAATGATATTTAGATGTAACAAGTAATATTACAACAAAACAATCACAACACACAAGAAAGAGGGGGGGCAACACAATGCAAATAAATATAGAAACAAAGTTCAACATCGGTCAAGAGGTCTATATCATCCAGAAAGCAAGGTCAAAAGAACCATGTGTAGCTTGCAATGGAGAAGGACATATTATCGTAGGTGGTAATAGATTTTCATGTGACAAATGTTTTGGCACTGGTAGATTACACGGAAAGAGAAAAATATATCAGTTAGCTGGTAAAGATACCATTACTAATATAAAGGTATACAATTATCTGCTTAACACTGGTGGACACCACAACGAACCGAAAACAGTTGTGAAATATGGCTTTGCTGATAGGAGCGACTATACAGATCAGAAGCTATTCCCCACACGGGAAGAAGCACAAACCAGATGCAATGAACTTAACAAGGAGGTACAGTAACCATGATTAAAAGTACAAAAAATAATGATATGAAAAGCTATGCGGAGAAATTGAAAGCATATACTTACTACTCTTATATATCCTTAATAGTATGGATCTTAAGCGGTGTAATACTTGCGGTTTTACTTATAACCGACATTAAATTACAAATTATCAGTTTAATTGTGTTACTGGTATCTTGCGGAATTGATTTGTATATATCTCATAAGAAGAAACAATTAGGAGTAGAGGAAGGAATTACACAAGCATTTCTTGTAAATGATGATACAGGCGAAAAAATCAAAATCAACATGCTAAAAATTGACAAGATGGAAAAGTTGTTGAATTTCTTAGGAATCGAATTTACGGAAAGCACTGTAGAGAATTAAATAAGGAGACTCAAGATGAGCATAAAAATTGAATACGACTATGACATAAACCAGGTATTTATCAGCAACAATAATAAATCAATTCAAATAAATAGGACAGAAGTAGCAACAGTGGAAAAGATTTTGGAAGCATTGGAAATTCCATACACTGAAAAGTTGGGTGAGGTTTTTCTATTTGATAAGGAAATAGCCGATGAAGATAGGCAGACAATGTTATCTCAGCTTAAAGAATTGAGAGGAGGTCAGGAATAATGGCAACAGATAGACAGACACCTTGTTTATATTATGTGTGTGCAGGACTTTGCACCAAGGGTAGAAAAGCGGATCACGCTCATTACTGCCAGCATTGTAACAAATATAAACCAAGGGCAAGGGTAAGATATAAAAATCAGAAAAAGGAAAAGTTAGAGAAAATCAGGAAGAACGAGAGGTATTAAGTTTATGGAACAGCTAAAATACAGATTTGCAGATTTACATTTACAGAGTGATAAGAACTATACAGATATAAATGATACGATAGTTGGATTTTTATTCGACAGAGATATTATTGTACCTTCTGACATTCAGATTAGGTTAGAGGATATAATCAATAATATGTTAGCCGAACATTTTGTGGAAACACAGCAGGTATTATATCCCTCTGATTTTGAAGTATCAATCAGCATGGAGATGGACACACGAACAAATAAAGTAATTATTAGTACATATATTGTCAATGCTGATGATTTAAACTTACATACAGAAATCGACACAGGTACATTACATGATTATGGAAGGACAAAGAAGTATTTCTTTAATGAATTAGGTTGCATTGTATTAAATAGAATCGGACAGTTACAAAAAGCAGCCAATGTAAAAGGCTGGTTAGCATCATAACATTATAATAAGGAAGAAAGAGATCACATTATGATAGATACAAATATTGAATCATTAGCAATCAAAGCGGAAATTAAGCAGAAACTTAGAGAAGAAATGGGGAATAGTATATCAGAAGATGATATGAAAATCCTTCTAAAGACATTATCAAGCCGATACAGATTTTCAAGAAAAAGCAGATAGAAAAAGTCGGCAAGGTATGTTATACTACATTAGGTATTAAGGGCGTGATGAACCCTTGATATACATTTTAATCATAGGATTACCTAGGATTGAAATTGTTTTGTTGTTGAAAAGTCATGGCTGTAACAGGTCATGGCTTTTCTGTTTTTATGGAAAGAATTATATTTGTTATTATGTGTTTCTTTCTATATAATAGAAGCAGAAATTTAAAGTAAAGGTGGTTTATATATGGAAGAAAAAAGCAATGTTACTAAGTTGACACAGAAGGATTACCAGAAGAAGTATGATGAAAAGACACAATCAGTTACAATAAAGTACACACCTGCTGATATGTCAGATTATAATAGGATGATGAAATATCTTGAAAAAACTGGAAAATCAAGAAGCTCATTCATAAAGGAATTGATAAATGATTTTTTTGAAAATCAGATTTATTACAAATATGAAAAGAAAGTAGCGGAATATTATAGTTCTAGGAATGTTGATGAAGAATATATTGAAAAATTAAAAAGATTGATTGGAAATGCAAAATATAATATAGTTATGGATGTTGTCAGTAATAATATCCAATATGAATTGGAAAGTGTTTTTGAGGAACATGGAGCAATCTTTGAGAAATGGATAGATCAATTAGAAGATGATATTAAATGTGGAAATGTACATATAAATATTCCTGATGAAGAGTTTAAACGCATGATAGATAAACATCTGTGTAATTCTATAGGAACAATTTGTTATAATTGAAATTCCGTATCACATTTTCTGGATTTTGTCAAGCCCACCAAAACTGAATATAGGTGTTACATAGTTTTGAAATGAACCACTATATATAGATTGCCAAGTCTATATGTAGTGGTTTTTCTTTTTGCGGAAATCAAAACAACAAAAAACTGCAAAAACAAATAGAGAATATTATATATGAAAGGGTTGATTGCAAAACACTTCAAAAAAAATTTTCTCATTCTATGGAAATCTGATAAGAGAATGTTTTAATGAAAAATTTTTGATGGTGTGGAAATTTTGCAAAAAACAATTTTCAAAAGGCGAATAAGTATATAGATGGCAGAAATGCCAATATATTTTTTACCATTTAATGACGAGAGACAAGGAGGTGTGGAAAGTAATGACAAAGTTTGATTATGAAATCTTGATGTTACTGAATGAGAAAAATGTGGATAATCCGCTAAAAGCAATCAATATCTCACAGATATTAGAAGATATTTCAGTAGCAAAAAGAAAATCGTACAGCACAGCTTATAGACATTTGCAGGAAATGAATAAGCGAGGATATGTGAAATGTGGTCTTGTAGATGGACTGGCAAGCACATATTACATTGATGAGTTAGGAAAAGCATATTGTAAAGCACAAAATTAAGGAGGTCACTATGACAGATACAAAGCAGTTTACATTATCAAAGATTGATGCAGAGAGAGCAGTTGTTACGTATTTGAATCTTGCTGCAAAATTTGAAAACAGAGAGGAAATTACACTCAAGAGATTTTCTTCATGTTGGAACAAGTTATTTTCAAAAGGGGATTGTAGGTTTTCCGATGATATGAAGTTAAAGGCATATAATGAAGCAAAAAATATATTGGGTGAATTATCTATTGCGGAGATTCAGGAATATAGAAATAGCGTATGTATTTTTGAGGGTACACAAGTACCAAAGGATATATTGGAATTGGCAAAGACTAGGACAAAGGATTTAAAAGTGCGTCTTGCACAGAACAGGGATAAAAATTTAAGCGGTTTTGATTTGCTTATATTTTATAACTGTAGAGATATGATGAGATTAAATAATGTTCCATTTGGATTAAGCGAAAAAACAGTAAGAAATTATATTGAATCAATGCCAATAAAAAGTGTGCTTGTGGAAAAAGAAGATAAACTAATAAGAACTTTACAGAATCAGAGTGTGCCAATGAAAACAAAAAGAAGAGTTGTTCAGAAATATAAAGCACCATTTGCAACACATAAATTCAGAGTATTTATGAACAGGTTTACGATTCATGAGTGCAAAGATAAGCAGCTTACAAATGATTGTGTGGCTCTTTGCAGTAGATGTCATATTATGAACCTTAGTAATATGAAACCGATTGAATATAAATTTTGTGAAGGTAGTGGAAAACGAAAAGCCACTATGAAAAAAGTTAAGAGAAATATTAAAAGAGGTAAGAAAAATAAGAAGCCTAAAAAATAGGCTTCAACCGAATAGGAGATATTTATTTATGGCATACGGAAAGATTTATATTGCGGATTTGAGCAAGAAGGTAACGGATTTATTTAATGAGCTGATAGATGCAAAGAAACTGAATGAGAAAGAGTTTATCAGCTCTTTCAAAGAAAAATATCCTAAAGATTATGATTTGCTGGTATATGAATGGGAATTTAAGGTACACGCATTTAAGAGGAATAAAAAAGGACATCCTGTACCTCATCCAATTAGACCAGACATTATATTGAGTAATATGTATCGCAACTATTATTACAAGCTGATAAAGAAACCTAAGATACAGAAAGCCAAGGAGAATTATGTTAAGAGGCTGAAATGTGAAATGGGTAAGATTGGTTACAAAATAAAGGAGAATCCATTAAATAAATGGAGATTTTCAGTAATTGACAAGAACGATAACAGGGATATTGCGACAGATATTCAGTATCAAGAACTGAAAAAGGTTTGTAATCAGCTTATGAATAACAAAAAGAAGGGAGGTGCGAAGTAGTGAGTTTATCTATTAACAGGCTTGATGTAAATATAATGAAGATTCTTGCACAGGAAAAATGCTTTGATGAATTGTGTGGTATGACAATCAACGAGATCAACACATTTTATGGTGAGGATGATTTACTTACTACAAGGCACAATCTTGTAATGCGTGTGAGAACATTGGTAAAAGATGGTTATATGGAGAAAGGTATTAAAGACCATTTAGAATTTACTTATTTTATTACAGAAAAAGGATTAACAACAATTAAATGGGACGGAGGAAAAGACAATGAGTAATAGAAGTTTAGTGAATGATGTAGCAATAGTCGGTGTAGGTGGTGCAGGAACAAATATAGCCTTCTGCCTTGAAAAATTAGGATATACAACAATTCATATCAATTCAAGCACACAGGATGAATCAGCTATTAAAGGTGCAAAAAATATCAGACACTTAAAAGGATTCAATGGGTGTGCTGGTAATCGTGCATTAGCAGAAAAGGCACTTGCTGAAAATATGGATATTGTAGATGAAATCTCTGCTCTTGAAGAATCTATTGTATATGTGATTTTTTCAAGTGCAGGCGGTACAGGTAGTGGGGTATCTACAGCCTTAATTGATATGTTGGTTGAGGAAACAGATAAGACTATTTGTGCAATCGTGGTACTTCCAGATAAGGATGAAGATTTTGATTTTCATGTAAACAGTTATAAGTGCTGCCAGGAATTACTTGAAATTGAAAATATGGGTTCTGTTATGTTCCTTGACAATAACAGTGGCAACAAGCAGACAATCAATAGTATATGTACCACAATGCTTAACACATTTCTTTCAAACAATTCTGTATCAGAGTTAGGAAATGTAGACGAACAGGAAAAGAGGACTATTTTAAGCACACATGGAAGTATGGTGTTATCTGTTTTAGGAAATGAGAAAGCAAGTGCAGAAAAGGTTATTGAAATGCTTACAACGAACAATATCTTTGCACCAATACAGAAAGATGGAAAGTGTGAGTATATCGGTATCATCAATTCTGCTAAGAAGATTAACAAGGACGATATTATTAAGATTGTTGGTATTCCAAGACGTACATTTGAAGGCTATGGAAGTGACAAAACTATTACTGCTATATCTGGTTTATCATTCCCATTTGACCATCTTAACAGTATTAAGGAGATTGCAAAGCAGAAACATGATGAAAGAATCAATGCTGCGAAAGCAATTAAATCTAATGAGTTAGAAGATTTGGATTTTTCGGATGATGTAGTGATTGAAAAAGAGGAAAAACAGAAGCCTAAGAAGTTATCAAGACGAGATAAGCTGAAAATGCTTAGTAATTAAAAATACAGATAGATAACAGAGAATGTATATATAGGCAATAGATAGACACTATTTGCATAACAGAAAAATACAGAAGTGAGGAGAATATACATTATGAGGAAAACAACGGCAAACAGATTATTGAAAGCTATTACAGACAATTTGGTATCAGTTACAAGTGCAGTAGTAAACCATGATGAAGGTATGAAAGAACCAATATCTGATGAAAAATTTAAGGAAGATTTGGAGTTCTATGTCAATTCGGGCATATTTGCAGACACGATTGATTTTTCGTATGAAAAAATTGCAGAAGATAAGTTGCTCATTTCCATCGGAAAAGCAAGTTGTTACTGCTATGACGATATAGACGTGACATTGCAGCTTAGTGATGGTGTAACTATGGAAACTGCCACAAAACAGTTGTATGAGAATTTTGACGAAAGATTGTCAGTATAAAGAGAGAACAATATAACAGAGGTCATTCAGTTTGAACGATAAATGAAATTACGAGATATTTTCTTATTTCTACATTATATATAGAAGAAAAGGAGGTTGCTTATGAATACATATTTAATCGGGGTAAAAAAGTATTTTGGTGGAGAATATACATTTAAGGTAAATGCTGAAAATAAAACAGATGCTTTAATTGAAGCTAGAAGTAGCAATGCATTTATATTCTGTAGGGATAATGTTAATGATTCTACAATGCGAGTGGTAAAAAAGATGAATAATGGACGGAAGAGAGGAATTAAGAAATGAAAGGTACAGTAAAATTTTTTGATGGAACAAAAGGTTGGGGATTTATCACAGACGAAAACAAAAATGATGTATTTGTCCACTACTCAAACATTATTATGGAAGGTCGCAAATCCTTAGATGAAAATGATGTTGTTGAATTTGAAATTGGAGAAGGTAAAGACGGAAGATCACAGGCGATAAATGTTCAACCGATTCTTACAATGCAGATGATTGAAAAATCATTAGAAGAGGAAAGGTTATATGTGAAGAATACAAAAAATCAGTATGGAGTAACAAAGTATATTGTCGTAAATTCAGATAATGTAGTACAGACAGATGAACACGGAATGTCGTTTGCAGAATTAGTTGCATATGCTGGTTTGCATTATCCGATGTAAAATCATTCTCCAAGTGGAGAATATATAAAATAGATGGAAGTCCTGATAGGGTAAGTTCCTATCCCATCAAAATATTAACATAGAGGATCAGCGAAAGGCTGATTCTCCCCTATAAAAATTTGGAGGACAAACATAATAAGTAAAGACGTACAGAAATTTTTAGGAACACAGGTAAAGGAATTATTATCAAAAGCAGTTGGTGGAATTTATGTAGGAAGAGTTTGCCATACAATAACTGGCTATTATGACAAATTTAAGATTACAGATGATGGACTGGAAATTACAGTAAATGATTTGCTTACTGCAAAAATTCCAATTTCAGAAGAACAGGAATTTATCAATTATTCCATTGCAGGTGAAACAGAAGATGAGGAATGGGATGGCAGTACATTTTTTGAATACGAATTTGAAATCTGTAATTATACCATCGGATTCAATCTGACAAAAATTGAAGATACATTGACATGGGAGCAGTTTAAAGAATTAGTTGGCGATGGGAATATTCCTTATAAAGTTTGTAGCATTGATGGCTATTTATTGTATGTAGACATGAATAATTGCCTGGTTCGCCTTGATAAAACTTTTGATAACATTGAGATAAGCTCATTATATGCAAGTATTGAGATTAGTAAGAACCTTGTAGACAAAATCTATAATGATTCGCCTGAATCTGGAAGCGTATGTTATCGTATTGAATTTAACAATGGTATGTCAGACATTACGATTGAGCCTGAGAGTGTATTGAAAGCATTTTAGAGAACAATATATTAACAGAGATATTGTTGCAGTGAGACGAAGCAACCGACTATTGAAGCGAATAGTTACAGTTCAGAACGGATTTACAATTCCACTTTTATCAAGCTGCATAAGTAGCATTAGTCATAAGACTTCTTCAAGGAGAATGAAATTTAGTTCTCCATATATCAGTGAAGATGCTGATTACATATTTGACGGAATCACAGGCACATTACCTATTATTGGTGGTGTGCCTACATTAAATTGAAAGAGAGGTGTATTTATATGGAACAGAGAGAAATCATATTAAGACAAAAGTTAGGTAAGCATGGCTATAAATTAAAAGGTACAAATGAAAGATTCTTTGTCAAAGGCACATATACAGACAAGGTAGCATCACAATTAGATGATAAGAAACAGCCAATTTATATAACATTGGATGAAGTAGAAAAATGGCTGAACGACAGAATCAATGAAGAAAAGCAGAAGGAGCAGCTATGGAAAGACAAGCTCAATAAATATAAGAGCATTCTGAAATATCCACAGTATGCCGAGTGGTGCAAGGATGTTGTGTTTGATACTTTGAAGGAATATAAAGCAGTTATAAATGAAAGTATCGACTTTATCAAAGCAGAGGTATTTAATTTCGAAAGTGAATTATACGCTTTTACAGAATATAATGCATCAAATATTCTGGACAAGTTGCATATTCACAAATACAATATGTCAATCCTAGAAGAAATCAGACTTGCTTTTTCGGAGACATATTATAAAAAGTATGAAGAGCTGAATGCAGATATACTTGAAAAAGAAGTGGACGATGGAGAGTTTATCTTACAGGATTTGGTAGGCGATGGCGAACTGACAGAGAATGATTTATTGGAAATTGCTTTCAATGACATTGGTGCTGATGGTCTGAAAAAATATATTTTGAATGTGGAGGATTAACAGTATGAAATTTGATGTATTGAAACCAGATTTTGTTAATGGAGGAATGGTAAAAGTTTATACAAGCAATGATGATTTTAATAAGCAAACAGTAAGAGAATGCTTATATGGCATAGGAAAAACGGAACAATGGGAGCCAGGGTTTTATATGATTGCTGGTTATGAAAATGATAAATATATTGAATTGTTAGGCTGCTATGCACATTCAGCGGATTTTGAGCTTGCTTTATATTCCGATAAAGTACTGTCAGTTGTAGATAGGGTATGGGAAAATTCAGTTAAAGGTAAAGAAATTATACAGTAGAATTGGAGGAATGCACTATTATTACAGAAGAAACAACAGACTATATGGATTATCTGAATCCATGTAATAAAAATCAGACAGCAAAAATATTAGAGAGATTTTTTTATGTCTCAAATGGGAGAGAGTATATATCTGTTATACCAGATGAAGCAGAAAGAATAACAAAATTACCAACACTTGACGAAGTGAAGGAAGATACAAATAGAGTAGTCACATATGCAAAAGAGATTATCCTGAATGCTGATAAATATAAGGATATGGATATAGAAGAAAGTGTTTTAAAACAGTATGCGTGCGACATAGATCCTTTGCTTGATAAGATTATTGCTATAAATATTGCTGATATTTTAAGCCAAAACAACAAGCCTCAGAATAAGGAACAGTTAAAAAATGTATGGGTTGGTTCTCTTGAAGAATTAAAAAAGGATTTTATACAAGGATTTGAAGAGGATGATAGCTTATTACTACCGCAAAATTCTTTAGGCGGTATTGATATATCGAAACTTGAAATTGGTATGACTGTTAAAAACTATAAAATGCTATGTGAATTGCTAGGACAGGAAGTTAAAAGCGGTAAATCAAAGAAATATCAATTAGAAGATTTTGCACGTTACTTTGAATGGGAAAAGTCCGGACAGAAATTTATTATTTCAGATATATATGATACTCCATTAACAAAAGAAGATAAGCGCAAATTAGGTAATAATTCAATTTATGTGCAGTGTATAGAAGTGATTTTATTACAGTACCTATCAAAACAGGAAGGCTATACAAGAACATTTACGAAACGCAATTGGTGGGAAATGTTAGGCATGGCAAGTCATAAATATGGAAGAACACCAGAAAATAAATTAAAAAATCTCGATTATAGAATTACCTCATGGGAAGTTAGACACTTTTATCAAAGATGTAATAAAAAATTAGAGCAGATTCTTTTTTCTGCATTAAATAGTTTGAAAAATAGAAAACTAATTACTTATGAAATTCAGACAGTTATTGTCACAAAAGATAAAAGAGGTAAAGAACAGTATTTTGAAGCTACTGATCTTCAGAAAAAGCAAATTCTTGAAGTCGAAAGACACATTTTACATAACGTTATGGGATATGAAAAAATGTTCCAAGTCTTTATCAGATTCCAACAAGCAGATTTTTATCATCAAGTGAATGATTTATTGTATCAGCAGTACGGATGGAATCACTACTTTAAGCAGATAAAAGTGATTTATACATTTGATGGAGTTAAAGAGGCATTACCAGAATTGGAAATGAAGCTACAAAAGGAATTATTAAATAAGAAAGTAGTCGATTATCTAAATTCAAATGCTAAAGACCTGTATGAAAAAAATAAAGCAGAATACCAACAGCAGATGAAAAATCTGATTGAAGAATATTGGGGTGATACTCCAAGAATTGAATCACATAAAAAGAAAATGTGGAACCCACCAGACACATATTTAGATGCACAGAGCATTTTGACTGATGAACTAATAAGGATAGGTCATAAGGATAGAACATTTGTAATGGAAGAATTTCTGGAAAGTAATTCAGATATTGATGAATTATTTGTATTTGACCAGTGATTATAAAAGTTGGCACTTTAAAACGGAATATATAAACAATCCTTTATATGGCATTATAAAGTGCCAATTTTTGAAAACATATAAAAATCATACGAGAATCAATGATTTTGTGTAGTGACGCAAGGAACGGAACAAATATCATTTGTGGCTGCCACGCAGACACCCATTAAGGAGATAAGACATGGATAGAAGTTATAGATTAAAAATGGAAGATAAATTGAATACAAATACTCTTACAAAAGAGTACATATTAAATTGCATAGCAAAACATGAGAAGAAAATCAATGAATTTGCTTATAAGGAAAAGCAGTACAGAGCATCCAATTATAACAATCATAAGTTGGAACTGGATAAGCTGATAGAATACAGACAACCTTTTATTGATGTTCTTATGAAAGAATACAGAATGTCATTGGATGATATTAAAACTGCATTGCAGAGTGTGAAGGATAAAAATATTCCTACTAATGCTGTGTGTGACCAGATAAGAGGAATTATTACTAATGGATGTTATTTTCTTGAATAGTGGGTTTCTGTTCCAGAAACAAAAAGATTTGTTCCGCTATGGCTACACAAATCTTTCAACGAGAGAATATATCTAATAGAAACTTAATTTGAGCGTACCTTAGATGGTTCAAAATATGAGTTAAACTGATTATTCTTTTCGATAAAGAGAGAGTATGTCGGCTGCCTAGCGGCATCCGAAATAAGAACTCACTATTTACCGGAATAATAAGTTTACAATTTTTCACTTGATGGAAGGAGAATTATATATATGAGTAAGACAATTAAAGAGAAAAAATATTACAGAGTAGGTAAAACGTTTTCCAATACAGATAAAGATTACAACGGATTATTGGATGTTCCTTTTGGTATATGGGTTACAACACATAGCTTTGAAGTAATAAGTTCTATGAAATGGGAAAAAGCATATAAGCTATGTACTCCGATTGATGGGAAAATTATTGATGAAAGTGTAAAAAACTGCTGCATTTTTGTCTATTTGGATGAAGCTAATTATGACTATAAGGGTGGTAAATTTGTTGAAGTTACATGGGATGAACTTATGAAGGAGTGTACACCTGTAGAAGTAATTGTGTATGAGTAAAAGGAAAACAGATATTATGATAACAATAGAAAAAGCATATGAAAAATTTTATAAATTATTGGAACAGATTGACAATTCAGATATTCCTCCGAGTGAACAGTATGAACTATATCAGGACATGGAATCTGAAATTGAATAGAAAAGGCAACAAGCGTATGCAGATATGTACGAGTATTAATAGGTAAAGGAGAATTTAATAATGGGATATAAAAAACCAATTCCTGTAGAAATAAATAAAATTGTTATCGGGAAAAAATATTATACATGTAGTTATTCTGGAACTATTAGTGTGATTATTTTGAAAATATTTAAAGATACAAATTCTGTATTAGTAAAAATTAATTCAAAGAAGAAAGGGAGTAATCCATTTGTGCGTCATATGAATTATATTTTTGATAATCCAGAAATGGCAAAATTTGCTGGTAGAACTTGGGAACATGATAAGCGTAAACGTAAAAAGGAACAGAAAAAGAAACAGAAGGAAAAGTGTAAAGGAGATTTTATAAATGGCGAAAAATAATCAGTTTTGTTATATGTGCGGTAAATCCGTAAATGAAGTAAATAAGTTAATTAAAGGTGAGTATGGTTGCATTTGTGATAGCTGTATATCTATTGCAAGTGACCTACTCAATGATGAAGAAGAGAAATCTATCACAAATAATATGCAGTTGGCTACACCTTCACAAATTAAAGCACATTTGGATCAGTATGTGATTGGACAGGATGAAGTAAAGAAAACACTTGCGGTTGCAGTCTACAATCACTATAAGAGATTGAAACAGAATAAAAAATCTGATGTTGAGATACAGAAATCCAATATTTTAATGATTGGTTCAACCGGCAGTGGTAAGACATATCTTGCACAGTCACTTGCTAAATTCTTAGGTGTGCCATTTGCTATTGCTGACGCTACCTGTTTAACTGAGGCAGGATATGTTGGTGATGATTGCGAAACCATGTTGCGTACACTTTTACAGAATGCGAACTATGACATTGAATCAGCACAGAGAGGAATTATCTATATTGATGAGATAGATAAGATTTCTCGTAAAGGCGAAAATATGTCAATTACAAGGGATGTATCTGGTGAGGGAGTTCAGCAAGCATTACTTAAAATTATCGAGGGTACAATATCAGAAGTGCCAGTAACAGGTGGTAGAAAACATCCACAAGCTGAAACAATAAAGATTGATACATCGAACATACTTTTCATCTGTGGTGGAGCTTTTGACGGAATTGATAAAATCATCGGAAAGGAAGAGACACATAATTCTATTGGATTTGGTGCTAATGTTGCCGATAAAAAGGAATCAGTTGCCGATTTGTCAAAGGTTGAGCAGCACGATCTTGTGAAATATGGACTTATGCCAGAGCTTATAGGCAGACTTCCTGTTATTACAACACTTAATCCGCTATTAGAGGATGATTTGGTACATATTCTCACAGAGCCTAAAAATGCTATCACAAAGCAGTACCAGGAGTTATTATCTATGGATGGTGTTAAGCTGGAATTTGAGGACAAAGCATTGAGAAAGATTGCTGAATTGGCTATTAAAAAGAAAACAGGTGCAAGAGGTCTTAGAAGTATCATTGAATCGGCTATGCAGAAAGTCATGTTTGATGTTCCTGATATGGCAAGTGCAAAGAAAGTTGTTGTAACTGCTGATTGTGTGGAAGGAAAAGCGGATGCATTGGTTTATGGTGCAAGGAATAAAAAGATAGCGTAAACTTCCACAAAATATTGGGGAAGCTAACACCCCTGCCGATACACAGCAATTTTAGAGTCTTGTAATTATTAGAAGACTCTAAGTGTCACACTCTAAAACTTTCGGTTCACCATAGGAGAGGTACATCCAGAACCTCACCTGCGTCAAATATGACTCACCCTTTTGAGCCAAGTGAAAAAGTTTTTAACTTGCCAAATGAACCCTTCCAATCGGACGAATCAAGGTGTGGAAAAATTACCACAGGTTGAATCATCTTGTCACAACTAATGATTCAAATCCGAAACTTTCGGACTTGGCAATTCCGAATTATTCTAAACTGCCAAAAGAAAAAATTTTTACTTTGCCAAAATACTTCCACGGAATTGGTGTAAGTGATAGAAAAGCACAAGCCCAAGTTGGACATGTGCTATCATATGAAAAAGTTTTTAATTTGATATAACTTAGAAAGACCATCATGGACTAATCATGTTTACCAATTTTGGTAAAGTTGGATAAAGCTTACGGCAAATTTACCACAAGCATCAAAAAAGCCTTTACCAAATTTGGTAAACCCTATTCAGATATGCACACAATGCACTTCCAACAAAAGAAAAGTGCTGCTTTATAATAATTAGAAACCTGCACTTTTACAAAATTGTGGACATTAAATTTCAGAAGGAGAATATACAATATATGGATAATAATTTAGGTAACGGTTACCAAAATAATGATAATGAAGAAAAAAGAAAAGTAGGAAGACCACAAAAAATAGATCCAAGAATGATGTTGAGATTAAAACAAGTATATTCTGGAACAAAAGCAAATAAAAGACATTTGCAAAATCATTATTATCAGATGTGTTCGGTAATGCCAATAATAAGATATAATACCGAACATCCCATAGATAATTTCTCGTTTTTATATAAAGACGATGTCTATATGAAAGAAACTTTTTCACAGAATTAGGAAGAACTGAAAAAATGTTAGAAGAGTTTTTTACAAATGAAGAAGCAGAGCAATACATTATAAATATGGCTATTGAGATATGTGAGTTAGCTAAAACTCAAAAACTCACATCAAGAATAGTAGAAAGAATTGTGAGACAAGATCGACAAGAATTGAAGGAAAAGTTGAAACGTGGTGAGTGATTAAATTATGTATATCGTTGCAAGATACAGAGATAAAAAATATGAAATCTCAATGAGGCAGTCATACAGAGAAAATGGTCTGCTTATTGATAATCAGAATGGCGAGATTACAAAAGTGAGCAATAAGCCTAGTTTTATGCAGATTGTGAAGTAAATCTTATGTTTTTATGTCAATAATTAGGGGCGTAGAAAAATAGGTTTGGAGAGGAAAGAACTCTCCAAACCATGTTAATTCATAGCGTTCCACTCATTTGTAAGTCTTGTAAGTGTTTCATCATCTAAAGCTGATGATTTTGATATTATATCGTGAGTACACTTAGAACATTTAGGGCAAATTAAACGATACATAATGCCAAGTTCGTCACTTTGAGATTTAGGTTGCACATTACAATTTGAACAATTATTTATTTTCATAATGTAATCCTCCTTTAAAGCTTATGTAATTATTAATTATGTAATGGGAAAAGAAAAAAGTCAATACATAACAAATTTATTGTGTGATAAAAGAACATGAAACAATCGTTTCAAATCCCCATATTTTTATTTGAATAAAGTGGTGGGTAGCCACTATAAAAACCCTGTGTGCAGCGAAATAGTCTAACGGTTGGAGATGATCACCGAGACTTGAAAAAGTAGACACATAAATTGAATAAGAGTAATTAATATGTTATGCTTTCCTTAAATAAGAGGAGAGCGCATAAATGACAATTGTATTTATAATTATATTGATTTATTTAACTGGTATAGAACCATACTTAAAAAAGAATGCAAGTTTTAAAACAAAAAAGCTTTTAGATATATTTCGATATATTATGTTATATATTGTGATGATTTCTTGCTTTTCAGAAAATAAAATAGGGTTATGTTTGATTACTGCATTTTGCGTGTTATCAAGTACGATTCAATTATGTTTATATGTGAAAGTGGAAAATAAAAAAGAAACAGATGATTTTAAAATGACATTAATGTCCTGTACTGTAGAACTGTTTGTTTCTATGGCATTAACTTATTATACATTATATGTAATAAACCCTAACTGGTTTCAGGTAAACGATGTTTTATTGGATTCAGTATGGCAGAAATTATTTGAATTTATTTATCTTACATTTTCAATAGTAACAACTTATAGCAGTGGAGTTATTGTTTTAACAGGAATAGTACCTAGAATTTTTCAAATTTTTCATACAATAATTGCTCTCACAGTATTGGCAAAAACTTTGAATTTGATTTTTGAAAAGGAAAAGTAAATTGTATTTACCAACCGTCAATTACGATGGTTGGTATTTTTTTACCATTTTCAAGAGTTGTTACATAGGTTTTCAATGCTTGTGTAATGGCTTTTCGTGCGTAATTCACGCAATTATCCGTAATGATTCAGATAACAACAGAATAATCAAAAAAGTTTCTTCCTAAGTGGAGAATATATTAAGTAGAGAGCAGTTTATAAACATAGCTTAGTAGAATAGAGAGGTGGATTATCATAGGAAAGAAAACTATAAATTATACAAAAGAATTAAAACCAGTATACATAGAGTCAATGCAAGCAAATCAAGTGTATATAGGTGCGTTAAAAAATGAGGGAACTGTAACTTATAAGATAAAAGATAAATGGGTAGAATTGAGTAGGGTATCTACTAGAAAAGCAGTACTTGCAGATAGTTTATTTCTTAGATTTATGGATGAAAGTATTACAAGAATTGGTGGTAAATTTAGCAAGGACTTTATGATATTAAAGTTTGATTATGATGCTGAATATAAAATTAATGGTGGAGAACCCCAAAAGATAAAGAAAGACGATTTAAGAACATATTACTATACGAATGGAGTGACATTTACTTCTGAGGTTAAGGACACAAAAAAGAGGAAACAGGCAAAGGAAGAGGAAAGATGTCATCCAATACATTATAAGATGCTTATGAGATCTCCGGGCAAAGCAAAAGATGGAGAATGTGTATTTATTAGAGATAATCTGTATCATAAAGCTATAAATTTTTTGACTATGGGTTTATACGACATAATGGATGAGCAATCAAAACAGAATCCAGATAAAATATTTAAGATAGTTGAATTATCAGCATATCTTACATTAACAACAGCATCTGCCAATGATTACATAAAGATCCCTTGGAATAGAATACTTGTTGTTCCAGATGAGGAAGTCTATTCCAAACCACAAAAGGCTGTAATTGTAAGCAATAAATCTGTGCCATATACATATGAGGAAAAAGAGTTTTTTATTCATTTTGACGATTCACATATTGAAGAACTTATTAACAAGAAGGGTTTTACATTTGATAAGGATAAAGCAATCAATGATAATCTTAAATACATTGAGAAGACAAAGGAAGCTCTTAAAGATAATGGTATTAGATGGAATGGAAACTATGGTCATTCAGAGATAACTAAAAGAGAAGAAATAAGACAAGAATGTGATGCAAATTATGTTTCTGATGAGAGGGTAGAAAATATTCTGTGGGATGGAATGGGATTAATTGATGAATCAAATTTTCCTAAAAATATGAATGGGTTTATATATTGTAGGTCACATTTCTTCAAGAGTTGTTTGTTCCGTGGAAACATTCAAGAATTTTTCAGGGACTATTGTGCGGAAAATGGAATTGACTACAATAGTTTTACTACTGAGAAAATTGATTTGTTTGGACGAAAACTAAGCTTATCTAATATTGATGTTGTTATTACAGATAAATCACTAAAATGGTTGAAGTTTGTTGATGTGATGGGAGGAACGCAAAAAGAAGCGTTTAAATTCTATAAAAATTATATGAAAGAACATGATAATTGGTTTACAATTGTAAAGACAGCTCATCCTAGTAAATGGGGAGATATGCAGTTGATGGCTTATCAAATGAATAATTCACTGCCTACTACAGATGAAAAGGTTCTTTCCAGAATTGCAGGAGATTCAGTTGATTATATTAAAGAGTTAAAGAGAACAACAGATACAGCATATTTACAATATCTCAATCAAAAGAAAAATAATTTCAATATTAATGAAGTTATGTTGGCACTGGTAAAATGGAATCCTGATTTTAGAAGGACAGCATTTTTTAGGGATAAAAAGACTAAGGATATAAGCAAACTAAAAAATGAATATTTTAAACAGGGACGATTGTTACAGAATGGGGATAATCTCACTGTTATGGGAAATCCGATTGCTTTATTACTGAAAGCAGTTGGTGCAAATCCATTAGATGAAGGAATATTCGAGATGGAAACAGATGCGATTCAGTGTTATACAGCAAGATTTAAGGATGGTGAGAGAATGGCTGCCTTTAGAAGCCCTCATAATTCACCGAATAATATTTTACATTTTCATAATGTCTATTCAGACAAATTATCTAAGTATTTTGCTAATTTAGGTCAAAATGTAATTGTAATAAACATGATTGGAACGGATGTACAGGCTAGAGCCTCGGGAATGGATGAAGACACAGACTTTGTTTATACAACAAATCAACCAGACCTTGCGGAGCTTGCGAGAAAAGCCTATATAAATTATCCGACTATCATCAATGGTGTGGCAGAAAAGGGGAATAGTTCATATCATTTTAGATTAGAAGATTTTGCACAAATGGATAATCAAATTGCAGCAGCACAGCAATCTATTGGCACATCTACAGATACAGCACAACTAGCTTTGAGTTATTACTATGATGAAGGTATGGATGAGGGAATTGATGGAGAAGAATTAAAAAAGTGTTTTGTAATATTGTCTGTAATTGGTCAAATTAGCATCGATCTCGCCAAAAAGGAATTCGATATAGATGTAGTAAATGAAATCAATCGTATTAAAAGGTTGTCATGTATGAGTGGAAAGGACATCCCAGAGTTTTTCGCAAATACAAAGAAAAGCCGAAATAATAAAGAGTTTGAAGAAAATAAAATTCGCTCAATGAATTGTCCTATGGATATAATTGCCAGAAATATAGATAGTAGAGTTGTGGGACAAGCTATGGGGGTAACAAGACTTCCTATATCAAAATTTCTTAATAACAATATTAGAGGCAAGGGAAATAAATATAAATGGAAAAAATTTATAGAAGCGTCAGAAGTGTATAATAGGTCAATAAAGTATATAGAACAGCACAAAACTCAATATACCAAAAATAGTTACATAGATTTAAAAATGGATTGTATGAGTCATTTTTTGAATTGCACAAACAACAATTTAGACCAAGAGACAGTTATGTTGTTGGTAAAATATGCTTTTAGTAATAATAATTCAGATGTATGTCAAACAATTTTAAATTTCCTTTATATGAACAATCGTGATAAATTTCTAAATTGTTTTGTAAAAAAAGTAACAAAAAACGATGCTAATTTTTGTTAAAAATTCAAAAACTATAAGAAAAATAAGCGTTTTTAATATCTCCTTATGGAAGAAAGTACTGCGCATGAAAAGACCGTAGGCTGAGTAGTGCGTGGGAAACTTCCAACAACAATTTAATCAATAGCTCCTATAAATCACTTCTATAGGATTCACTATTTTACACTATTTGTGGGGGCTATACCCCACACGGTAATAACATCTCTATGAGGTGTTTATTATATGTTTTGAATATCATATTATGGGCAGGATGTTGATGCCTGTCCTACAAAAACGATAATAATGATTGTCACCTTGAGCAAGTGATAATTTTTATTATAAATTGCTGATACATTGTCCTCAAACAGCAGTGTATCGGTAGAGTATCGAGTGTATTCAAAACAATAAACAATGATTAAGCGGACAGGCTGATTCGAACTATGTCTGTCCGTGAAGTATGAAAAATGAATTATATGATGTTTGTTTTTAAATATATGGTAATTTTCAACAAAATATAACTCAAAAACTGGTATATTTTTCTACTGTTCTTTCCCTCATAATTGTGTATAATATAAGTAAGAAATCAGAAATGGTTTCTAATTCAAATTATGTACTGTGACCGTATATATCAGTAACCATAAAAAGAAGGTACGGGTTCAAATTATTTCCGCTACCCAGTATGCGGCTAATAAAAGGCTGGGGTTCAAATTATTACCCTACTGGTTATCAGTAGGGTGTTTTTGTGCATAGGAGAAAAATGGAACAAGGGAAATTGTATTTTGTTAAAGATGAATTTTACGACAGATTTCCGAATTGCGGGTTATTGGAAAATAAGGAAATAATTAATGGAAAACCTCATGGAAGACCTTGTTGTTATCTTTTTAAATTTGATAACGATAAGTCAGATATATTTTGGATGATTCCTATATCTTCTAAAATTGAAAAGTACAAAGAACAATATCAGCATTCAATTGAAAAATATAAAATGTGTGACAATATATCATTTTGTTATGTTCTTGGTGAAGAAAGAGCCATACTTCCTCAAAATTTATTTCCTATAACTAAAGAGTATATTGGATCTGTGTATATTGACAAAAACACAAATGAACCAATTACATTGCCTAAAAATATATTATCAGATGTCAATAAAAAGGCTAGAAAAAAGATTAGATATAATCAAAATGGAAAACGATTTGGAATGACAGATATAATGAAAATATACAATGAATTAATAAAAGACACCAACTAAGGTGTCTTTTGTTACATATAAGGTTTATAGCAATCAGTGTGATAAATTTTGCACTGGTTATTCTTTTTTTATCTACAAAAATAGCAAAGGAGGCTAAAAATTGACACAGGAAGAATTGCGTGATCTGTTAAAAGAAAGGACACAGAAGGAAAAACAGATTTATATTGCCAATGTCACAGGCATTGATAAAGATGTACTATCAAGATTCAAATTAGGAAAAATCAATCTGTATCCAGCATTATTTGCAAAGCTGGAAAACTATCTATTAAATTCATAACAAACAATTCAATTTTATCTAAGGCGAAAGCCGCAATCTAATTATTCAATCAAAAATTCAATAAAAAATATACAACTTAACAAAATTCATGGATATGGTCGCTGAAATTATTTAGTAACCATTTTTTGTGTATGAAAAATTATAGGAAGGAGTCGTAATTGAATAACTTTATTTTACAGTTGGTTGCTGGTCTTAATAAGACAAAAAGCAAGCAACAGATTAAGTCAGACGCAAAAAGTCTTGGCGACATGAAGTTCGTCAAGCTGATTGGCAACCTTGATATGCCAAAAACAAGGAAAGCAATCAAAGCACAGTTGAAGGGATTGAATAATCTCACATTCAACATCACACCGAATGTAAATACAAAAGGTGTGCAGTCGGCAACCAAACAGGCAATCAACAATGCACAGAGGGTTGCAAACAGTAATAAGGTTCATCTGAATTTTGACACAAGCAAGCAGCAGTTAGTGAATCAGATTAAGATTCTGGGAAGGAATAATAACAAACTTTTCAATGATCGAGAAATGACTGCTAAATATAATCAGTTGCTTAATGCTGCTAATGTAGCAAAGAGTACAGGTGAATTAAAAACTCTTAGAGGTGAGTTATCGGCATTTAAGACGGAGCTTGTAGCAACGAATAATGCAGGTATGACTTGGGGAAGTAAATTCAAAGAATCTGTTAAGAGTTATACGAAATTTTTTAGTGGTGCAAGTCTGGTTTATGCCATTTCTAATCAGGTCAGAAATGCAGCAACCGAAGCAAAGACATTAGATGATAGTCTTGTAAATCTTCAGAAAGTAACAGATGAAATTTCTGACAGAGATACATTATACAAGTATTTTGACAAATCTCTTAGCAAGGCACAAGAACTTAATGTAAAAGTTGGATCATTGATTGATGCTGTAACAGAGTTCAAAAAGCTTGGTTGGGATTTAGACGATGCAGAACTTGGGGCGAAATGGGCGAATATCTTATCAAACGTTGGAGATGTAGACATTGATACGGCAATCGGCTCAATTAAGACCTCTATTGCTTCGTTTGATGAAATTGGTGGTTATGGAAACGACCAGATGGACAAGAAACTTGAAGCCTATACAGACCTCATCAATAATATGTCAAACAAGTACAGTATTGATGCGGAAGGGTTAGCTGAAAGTATCAGATTAAGTGCTGGTACATTGACAGAAGCACACATGAGTATTGAACAGGCTGCTACAATGTTTGCGACAGCTAATAAATATTATAACGATCCATCATATCTTGGTAACACAGCAAAGATTGGTTCATTAAGAATGCGAGCTTCATCTGGTGATACAGATGCTATTGAAGAGTTGCAGGAAATGGGCGAAGAAGTTGACGATTTAGCAACAGCCACAAGTAACTTGCGTGAAAAGCTCATGGCATTAACAGGTGTTGATATTATGGAAGATGAACATACTTTCAAATCATATTATGACCAGTTATATGAGATTTCACAAGTTATGGATAAGTTGGATGATACCAGTCGTGCAAATGTTCTTGAGACTATGTTCGGTAAATCGAGAAGTGCAGCAGGTGCTGCTATCTTATCTGGAATGAAAGAAAGTGCATCAGCTTATGAAGATGCAATCAATAGCGCAGGAAGTGCAACAGAAGAGTATCAAACTTGGATGACCAGTGCTGACGCAGCGTGTCAGAGATTTTCTAACACTCTTACAGAGACATATCAAGGCATTATCAATGGTAATACAGTACGTGACCTTGCTAACTTAGGTTCAGCAGTATTAGAGCTTGCAAACAAGTGGGGAATTGTAGAAGGCACATTAAAAGGTGTGATTGCACTCAATCTTGGTAAGTTTATTGCTACTGGTGGTATGGCACTCATTACAGCTACAAAACAAGTAGAGCAGTATGGAAAAGCCTTACAAATGGCAAGTAATGTTCCGAATGGTAACTTATCTGCTAGATTCCAGGCATTAAAGAGTATTGCACAGGCAACAAGTACATTGACAACAGAACAGTTGCGAAATGTATTAGCCACAAACACACTCACTCAGGCTGATCGTGTAAGAATCTTACAGATGCAAGGTATGACAAAAGAAATGGCATTACAGAAACTTGCTGAAATGAATCTAACGCAAGTGACCAATGCACAGACCGCAGCCAATACAGCAAGTACAGTGAGTACGTTTTCGCTAAAAGCAGCTATGACTGGACTTGGACGAACTATCCAAAGTGTTTTCCTTAGCAATCCAGTAGGAATTGTGTTGATGGGTGTTAGTCTTGGAGTTAGTGCAGTAACTTCTGCAATATCAAAGCATAATCAATCATTAGAAGAAACACGACAGAAAACAAAGGAAGCAGCAGAGGATGCTAATACTTTGAGCAACGAGATTTCAGAATTAGCAAATAAGTATATTCAGTTATCCGAAGCGGTAAAAACTGATTCTGCATCAAAAGAAGATCTGATGTCAGTACAAGAAGATCTTATTAAAAAACTTGGAATTGAAGGTCAAAGTGTAGATGATTTGATTGCTAAGTATGGTTCGTTGGATAATGCCTTAAAGAATATTACACTTGAAGAATTAGGAGAAAAAGAAAACGACCTTATTGCTGGTGTGAAAGCAGCAGAAGAGGAATTAAAGGACATTGGTAAAGACTATGAACATTGGTATAGCTTAACAGACAGAAACCTTTTATCATCTGGTGGAGATGACGCAGTAAAGGCATATAAAGTATTAGAGAAAGCTAATTTGATTAGCAAGGGTTCATATGGTACTGGTGGAGGTGCTTTTGTTTTAACTGGTGATGATGAAACAGTTGAGGGTATTTTAGAAAATTATCAGAAGCTTGAAGATGCTATGAATGCGTTGAGAGAGTCAGGTCAGTTTACCGAAAATGAGTTAGCACAAAATCCAGTATTCAGTCAGATTTATGACAGAGCAAAAGAAATGGAAGAATTTGTAAATAATTATAATGATTCTATTTCAAATCTCAACAGAAATGTTGCAGAGCAACAGACAATTACGTTATTACAAGGTAATGAATTACCTAAAACAGAAGAAGAATTCGAATCTTTTAAACAAGAGTTGATAGATACATCAATTGCAAGCAAAAAGTTTATTGGAACAGAAAAAGAAATCGAAGATTCAATAAATAGCTATTTAGCATCACTTCCACAGTTTAAAGGATTCTATAGTGAACCACTCGAAGACGAGTTAAATAAAGTAGATGGGCTATTAAAGAAAGATATCTTTGTTATTCCAGACGCAGAAACTCTCAAACAGCAGATCTCAGACCTCAACTCCGCAATAGATTCTATCCAGTCAGTATACGACACTCTAAATTCTGCTGTAGAGGAATACAACTCTAATGGCGGTCAGTTATCTATCGACACGATTCAATCACTACTCTCTCTTAGCGATGAATATCTTGCTTGTTTACAAGTAGAAAATGGACAGTTATCACTTAATGCGGACGCAATGGCACAGTTAGCACAAGCAAAACTTGATGAAGCACAGGCTACTGCCGTTACACAGGCAATGACAGAATTAAATGCTATTGCTAATGGCGAAGCAGCACAGTCAACTACAAATTACATCACTGGTAACGCTGCCATTATGGATAGTTTGGCAAAATTGAGTGGTTCATATGAAGGTGTTGCACAGGCAGCTATGACAGCAGCACAGGCACAGGAATTATCGGCTCAGATTTCTGCTGCATCAGCAAAAGATAAAACAGCAACTGAAAATGTTATGAAAGGTCTTGATACTAAACTAAAGCTGATACAGTCAACTAAGAATGCTATCTCTGCTGGAAATTTTGCTAAAGTTGCTAAAAAGTCCTCATCAGGCTCATCATCCAAATCATCTAAATCATCCAAAGACGAACTTAAAGAAGCCTTCGAAACTGAATATGACCTTCTCAAACATAATCTTGAAATGGAGTACATCACAGAGGAAGACTATTACAATGGCGTACAAGCATTAAATGAGAAGTATTTTGCAGGTAAAGAAGAATACCTTGACGATTATCGCAAGTATGAGGAAGAAGTCTACAAAGGTCTGAAATCGTATTATAAGTCATATTGTGATGATATGATGGACTATTATGATAAAAAACTGGATGCAAGCAAAATGTCCTATAAGGAATACTGTGATTCCGTTTCTAAGATGCTTGCAGACATGCATAACTCTGGTAAAATCTCCGACAAAGATTGGTATGATTATACCAAGACAATGTTGGAAAAACAGAAAGACGCATATGATCGTGCTTTATCTGCTATTACAAGAAGATTGCAGAAAGAAATTGATGCTTGGCAAGCAAAAATAGATGCACTCAATGATCAAAATGATATTCTGAATGACCAGAAAGACAATTATGATAAAATCCTATCTGCTGTATCGAATGTTTATGATAAAGAAATAGACAGATTGAATGAGCAAAAGGATTTATTGCAAGATCAAATAGATGCTTTAAACGATAAAAATGATGCTTTAGATTTGCAATATAGAAAAGAACAAGCACTTTATGCCTTACAGAAAGCACAACAGCAGCGTACTCGTAAGTTATATGTAGAAGGCAAGGGATATATATACGATACTGATAATGAAGCTATTCGTGATGCACAGAAAGACCTTGATGATATTACAAATGAAGAATTAATTAACAGTCTTCAAAAAGAACAAGATAAAATTCAAGAATCTATTGATATTTTGGAGAAGTATAAAGAAAAGTGGAATGAAATTCCTGATGCTTGGGATAAAGCAGTAAGCGAACAACTTGCTATCGAACTTTGGGGACAGGAATACGAAAAGCTTATCCTTATGAATAGAACTTCTGATATTGAAAACTTTAAAACCAAATATCTTAAAATTCAGTCTCAGATTAATGATAATGAACAGCTTATAAAATCCTATGAAGAAAAAGTAGAATATTATACAAAACTCAAGGAACAGTGGCAGTCGCTTACTGATGAATATAGTAACAGTGTTGATGATATGTACGCAAAAATGTTACTTGGTCAGAGTTGGGAAGCAGATGTTCTTAATGGTCGTCTTTCAACATTGAATAATTTCAGAAATCAGTATAATGATATCCAAAAGTCAATTTCTGATATGGCATGGCAATCTGCAAATGCTCAGATATCTGCATTAAATGCTGTTAAAGCAGCAGAGGCAACAAAAGCACAGACTTCTGGTGGTTCTAATGGTTATTCTGGTTCTAGTGGAAGTACTACTTCTGTTGGTAGCAAACCATCTAGTGGTAGTGGATTAACAGCCGCACAGAAATATCAAGTACGTTTAGCTGGAACTGTCAAAGTAATCTATGAAGGATCAAGTGAAACTGATTTAAGAAATTGGATTACTAGAAACAATTATATTGGTGTATCTCGCACAATTCAAAATAATATCATTATTTATTTTGCTAAAAAGAAAGAGAAAAAGTACATTGGACAAGTGTATAAAACTTCAGGACAAGCATCTAGCCAAGTTGGAATGCTTGGAGGCGTTGGCTACGATAAAGTATCTGGCGGTTATCAAGTATATAAATATGCAAAAGGCACGGACAATGCAAAAAAAGGATGGCATATTGTTTCTGAAGATAATCCTGAACTTATTGCTAGAAATAATGGTGAAATTGAACTCGTAAAAGGCGAACAGTTTTATAATTTCGAAGGTGGAGAAACAGTAATTCCTGCCGATGAAACCAAGGAGATTCTTAAGAATCAAGGTAATGTTGAACAGTTGCCAGGTACTAAAGTTCTGCCAGATGGTACAGTGCTTACACCTATTCCTGTCTATGATAATTTTGCACAAATGATGGCGAAGTTAAATATTGAAGAGGCAATAAATAATATTCCTATTCAGCATTATCAGCCGAAACAAACTGATTATAGTAAATTTGTGAACAACAATCAGAATACATCTAATTCTATTTCCATTGGTAAAGTTATTTTACCGAACGTAGAAAAACCAGAACAATTTGCAGGTGACATTTTAAAATATAGCAATGGTATTGTTGACCAACAACTTTCAAAAAGAAGGAGATAAATAATATTGGGGTGGTAAAACACCCCTTATATTATTTTAATATTATTATGAATAATGGATATAAAGCTATTGAAAAAATATATGAAAATGTTATTCGCATAGTAGATAAGAAAATTGCCCATTTATATTCAGATAAAGAGGCAATTATAGTCTCCGAAAATGAGGATTCTTATACTGTGTTAATTGATTCATATAAGTACAATGTAAAAAATGGAACAAATATTGATTTTAAATCTGGCGACAAATGTTTGGTTCATTATATAAATGGAAATCAACAGAGAAAGTTGATTATCGCTAAACTGTGAGAAAGGAGACATTATGCCAATACCACAAAAGCGAATAGATTCGTATGATATAGAAACATCTGTTTCCGATGATACAATTTTAATTGCAAACAAAAACGGAAAAACAATACGACAAAATATTCAAATCCAGAATATGCGAAGTAAACACAAATAGCACATACAAGATTGTGTATATGAATCAATTATATGACGTACCTAATGCGTTGGGCGTGGACTTAAAATTTGTCAAAGTGGGTGCTAAAATTCCTTGTGGTGTATTCAGAAACATGCATATTTGTGGGAAGTGTAAGGGAAGGAGATAGAAAAATGAAATTAGAAAAAATTTTAAGTAAATATTGGAGTATTAGTAAGATTGTAGCGGTAGTGCTTACAATCTGCAATTACAGTATGTGGACAGAACCTTTTAGCTTTATCAAGGCTATTGTGATACTTATTTTGGGTTCAGCTGCTATGTTTATTGCAATCAATGTACTTGATATGGTTGTAGGCATTATTGTAGGAATTTGTAAGAAAATTCATAGACATTTCTATGACAAGAGATTATTAAAAGCATTCTGTGAACAGAAGGAAGATGAGGTGTAAAATTATGGATAAAATTACAGCAAAACATTATATAGAATATACAAAGGATGGCATTACAGATAAATTCCACGAAGGAGATAAGGTAATATGTCGAACTACGGATAAGGAATACACAGGAACGATTACTTGTGTCGGAGAGTTCAAAGAGAATGAAGAAGCAGAACCAGTGACGGTCATTTGCCTTGATACTTCTAAATCTGTATGGAGTCATTCAAGTGAGATTATCAAATTTGATGATATTGAGTTTATGTGCAAGGATTTCTTGGCAGATACAGATATAAACAGCGATATTTCAGATGAAGAAGCAAAGAAGAATACATATATCCACATGTTTACTGGTATGGGGTATGATAAATCCAAAGTAGAAAATGTTTGGAATAGCTTGGATAAACTTATGAAGCAATTTGATATTCCATTTGAAAAAGCTATGGGATGTATGATATATGCACTTAAATATGATTGTGGCATTGAAATTCCATTAAAAAATATCTGTGGTGTTGATGTAGGATTTATACAAAAGTCAATACCAGCATATCAGAAAGAAATGGCTAAATGTTTTGGTATGGCATTAGCAGGAGGTCTTGTGTATCTGCTTGCTGATAGCTTATCAAAAGAATGGTAACAGAATATATTATTTTGATTAGGGCAGAGGTTGTAATGACTTCTGCCTTTTATATTAAGGAGCGTGATTATTATAGAAAGTGCAGCAGTTACATTGGATAGTAAGGTTTTATTGAATATAAAAGAAGCGTCCGATTTATTTGGAATTGGACAGCATAGACTTAGAGAGATAGTTCGTGAAGATTATGGAAACAAATATCATTTGATGCTGGGGAGAACTATCAAGATCAAAAGAAAGCAATTTGAGAAATTTATAGATAATGTTGAACAGATTTAAGAAATGGACAATGTGCTTTGGATGTGGTACAATTCAATGTGGTATGCATTCGAGGCACTCTGATTTAAGGAGGCTCAAGAATGGCAAATAAAGCTACGTCAGAAAAAAACAAGCCTGCTAGAAAAACATTAAGACCTAACGAATATTACAATCCTAAAACAAAGAGGTATGAATACCACTATAAGGATTGTTTTGGAAAAGAAAGGGTTATTAGTTCATATAGGCTTGAAATGACAGACCAATTACCTAAAGGTAAAAAGTCAACAAAGAGTTTGCGTGAAAAGGAGGCAGAGCTTAACGCATATCTCGAAAACAACATTGATATTGATGGAGCAAAACTTACTCTGTTAGAGGTTGTAGACAGATACCTCAACTCTTTAAACAACAGAAAGAAGTTAGCACACAATACTAAAGTTGGTTACAATGTTACAGTGAATACGCTGAAACAATATAAACTGGGTTATATGGAGATTGGAAAAATCAGACCAGAACATTGTGAAGAGTGGCTTGCTGATATGAAGAAAAAGTATAGAGGTTCATCAATTCAGACACAGATTAGTCTTATTAAAAGAACCTTTGAGTATGCTTTAGATTATGATTATGTTACAAAGAATCCATTCAGACGCATTACAACAGACAGGAGCGACAGTAAGAAGATGGAAGCTCTTTCTGTGGAAGACATGAACAGATTTCTCAATTTCTGTTCAAAAGACACGCATAGTTCACATTGCTATGATATGTTATATATATTGTTTTGGAGTGGATTAAGAGCGTCAGAATTATGTGGACTTACTCTTGATAACATTGATATGGACAATCGAATGATAACCGTTGATAAACAGTTACAATGTATCAATCACACTCATGTTGTACTGCCTACAAAAACAACGAATGGTGTAAGAACTATTCCTATGACAGATGGTGTGTATGAAAGTTTCCAGCGTATTATTGAGAATCGCTACTTGAAAGGCGATATAGAACCTGTATGTTACGATGAACAAGGCAATGCATATGAAGGATTTGTATTTCTTGCAACGAGAAGCAGAAGAACTATTGTAAGAGGTCATGTAGAAGAATATCTACAGAATTGTATTAAAAGGTTTAATAATGCGAATCCAGAAAATCCTATTCGTAAATTTGAACCTCATATTTGCAGACATACATTTGCTACGAATATGCAATACTTACCACCGAAAACATTACAATACATATTGGGACATGGCAATATATCTACAACGATGGATAACTATGTGGATGTTAAGCCAGGAGTTGAACAGCTTACACAAATCAATGCGATAGCGAATCAACTAAATGCTAATTAG